GGTCATGGCTGAAGCCAAAAAAGAAAAGCCACAAGAAAAACCAGGGATGACCGTTGCCGACTTTGAGCGCATTGCTGCCGAACAAGGTTTTGCTGCAGCTGCAGCACAGGCTCCAAAATATATCGTAGAACAGGTTCTCCAAAGCGCCCCTCAAATGGCTACGCCTATTGCAGTTGGTGCTGCAGTTAGCCCGTTTTTAACCCCAGTTGGTGGTGCTATTGCTGGTGTTGCTACCTACGGTATTCAGCAATTTGGTAACTTCTTGATGCGTCAAGCTCAGGAGAAACAGAACCCAGAAGAACTTGAATTAACTAAGGCTGCGTTGACCGCTGGTGGTACTGCCCCCCTAGGGTACTTTGCTGACAGGTTTACGCTTGGTCTTACTAGCTTTGGCAAAGAAGCTGGTAAAGAAGCCCTTAAAGAACTTGCTGCTCGTCGCAGCGCTGGTGAGATTGGCGCAACTGGTGTTGCTAAAGGTATCGGCGCACAGGCAGTCAAGGGTGCCACACTAGGTGTTATAGCTGAAGCTCCCACCGAGGTACTTGAGTCGGTCGCTGAACGCTACCAAGCAGGGTTAGAATTATCAGGTAAAGACGCTGCAAACGAATATAAAGAAGCTTTCTTTGGGGCCGCCGCTGCTGGCGGTGCATTGGGTGGCGGAGCTAGGGGTGCACAGGCTTATGGAACTTATGGAAAAGAACAGAGAGCCCTTGCAGGAGAAGCACCTGCAGAGGAAAGACGAAGAAGCGCTTTTGATGAGGCTGATGAATATGAGAGTACTGGAACTATCGCCGGAACAGGTAAGCCAGGCGTTTCTATGCCTGGAGAAGGGGGTGAAGCCGACACCGGAACTGCAGGAACTGCCGCTGGAGATGTGGGAGGAGCTGGCGTTGATACTAGAGGGACTGCAGGAAGAGCAGAAGAACTCGACAATCAACTAAATGAGCTAAACGCTAAAGAAGCAGAACTCAATAGTAAGATTGCTGAAGCTCGTGGGTACATTAGAGATGTTGCTGCTGCCGATGAGAACGATGTACGTATTGGGCAGGCTCAAGAATATATAGGGCAGTTAGATGCGGAATTGCAAGTAGTTAAGCAAACCCGTGCGGAACTACCTAAAGCTAAAGCCCTTAATGCCCCCAGTCAAGAAGGTTTTGACTTCACTGCTCCAGACGAAAACACTCAGCGTATATTGCGGGACGAGCCTACCGAGTTTGCTTTAGCTCCACCAGAAGGCCAAGCACCTGCTGCTGAAGCACCCATTGAGCCAATTGAAGAGCCAGAACGCGCCAAGATGATGTTGATTGGCGATGCCAAGGCACCAATGAAGCCGTTGACTGCGTTCTTCAATAGCTTAAAGCCAAATACGGTAATGCCAGAAGAAGTGCAGAAGTTTAAGGCCGAAGTAAGAAAGCTCTTGGATGACGTAGCCGAGTTTATTGGTGGCAAGATTAGCAAGGAAGTTAGTCGGTTTGAGGGTGCAGAGAAGGGCCCAGATGTAAGCGCAGAGCTTACAGGTCCTGAGTTAGATGCACGTTTAGCGTATGTTCGTGACTTCTTTGACGGCTTGAGTATTGCTCCTAAAGAACGAGAAGCACTGACTTCTGCATTGTCCCAGCGTTTTGCTGGTATGTCGATGCCTGAGCAGACTGCAGCCCTAGAGGGTTTGACTTCTGTACCTAAGCTAAATACAAGACGTGGTATTACAGAATTGCGTGAGAAGTTAGCCGGGGCCCTAAGCAAATACGAACGTAAACGCATCGGACAGGCTGAGACTGCAATACCGTTTAAGCTGACTGACGACTTGGCTAAGATGGATCCGTACATCATTGCCCGCATTTCTAAAGCATTGAAAGCACTGAAGAACACTGACCCATCGCAAAGAACCCCAGAAGAAAAGGCGGCTTACGCCTACTTCGGCCCCGAGACTGGCTGGTCTTACACAACTGCAATGCGGTCGGCTGCGTTTGATCTTGGCTCCAAAGCTGATGATTTTGCTGGTGTTCTTTTTAAAGGTCAGGACAAAACCCAAGCTGAGCTATTTCAGAAGTGGGTAGAAGAGAACCTGCCACAACAAGAATACAAGCGCTTTGAGGCTACCGTAGCTGACTACAAGCGTCAGATTGCCAAAGCCGAAGACTACAGAAAAACTGCTGAGAAGCTCAAGAAAGAAGGTGGAGTTGCCCGTAAATACTTCCAGTCTGTTGCTCGTGCCCCATCTGGCAAAGTTAGCACAGCCGCTATTGCATGGGGTCGTGGTCCTGGCAAAGCAAGCGAAGTTACTAAACTTGACCCATCTAAGTTTTACCCAATGCACCCAGCCATACAAAAGATGCTTGAGGATGGCAACGTCGATGGCGCTCTGAAGATTATTGCTAAGCAGGATACAAAAGGTCAAAGAAAGTACAGCCGACTGACAGCTAGATTGGCGCAGCAACTGCTTGATATGAAGCTAAACACCACTGTCTTGATTAATCAGCAAGGTCGTTTAGTAGATGATTTGCTTACATACAATATTAAAGAACAGCGTGACCAGTTCTACAGCTATGTGCAGCAACGCTATACAGAAGTATTTGATACCTACTTTAGCAAGTCTGACCCCCGCCAAGTCCTCAAAGGTTTGCAGGCTATCCAGAGTGGTGAGGTTAAGGTCGATACTGCTCCGTTAATTGGGCAGTTTGATGAGCTGCTTGATGAATACCAGCGTGCCGTTGCAACATTAGATTCCAGTGGTAGCTACTTAGGTTACATCAATACCGTCAACTTAAACTTTGACATGGGTGGTGGCAGCACATATACCTTCCTACACGAGATGATGCACGCTGCTACGGCGTATTCATTGAACCCAGTTAACTACAGCAAGCTAACTCCACAACAACAGAAGGCTGTTACAGAACTTACAGCACTGTATGAGTTCGCTAAGCGTACTACTCTAAAAGAGTATGGTTTTACCAGCCTGGACGAGTTCGTAGCCGAGGCATTTACAAACGAGAAGTTCCAGCAGTTGCTTAACTCCATCCCGTACAAAGCAGGTACTGAGCAGTTTTTAACTGCAACAGAGACCATGGAGAAGGTAGAGCGCCGTACACAAGGTGAGCTTGAGTTAGCTCAGCCTACAGCAAAAACTAAGAAAACCCTGTGGGATAAGTTTACTGAGTTTGTATCGGAGCTATTCGGTTTAAACAACGTACTCGGGTATACCCTAGCTAACGCTAACGTAATCATGCAAGCTCCGTCTCCTCTGACTGGCGAGGCAGTAGCTTTGAACGCTAGGGGTCGATCAGCTCGCTCTGTTCTAAATAAGACTATGCCTACTAACCCTGGGTACATGAGCTTTATGGAGAAGGTGTTTGGTGGTCGCCCAACTTGGGGCACTATCGGCGATAGCATGGCTGACTTGATTGATAACGTAAACAATACTGCACGTAAATACTATCTAGGCGGCTTTACACTTCGTCAGCTTAACGACATGATCGGCTACAGGGTGCCGCAGTTTAGGACATTTATTGCCAAAGTCGAGAGCATGCTTGACGACCGCAATCGTATGCTTGAGAACGTTAGAAAGATTACCGACAAGTGGATGAAGTGGCAAGGGGTAAACCCTGAAAAGGCTAAAGTTCTGAATGGACTAATGCTTGATGCTACGCTACAGGGTAAAGACCCAGCTAAAAAAGATGCTAACGGTAATTACATAAAAACTGGCATTGCCAAGATTGATGACGCTTGGAATAGTTTAGGTTCAAAAGGCCAAGAAATTTATATTGACGTTAGAGACCACTATGCTAAGAGTATGGCTGACTACATCAACAGCATTGTTGAGAATAGAAAAGCTACGTTCCGCACTGTTGCTAATCCCCGTGACCCTAAGTACGCCGTAGAGACTAAGCTGCTTGAGGCAAACCCAGAAATCGTTAAGATACGTCAGCACTTTGCTAAGCACAAGGTTGAGCCATACTTCCCAATCCGTCGTTTTGGTAGGTTCTCCCTGCAGCTACTAGACCAGAAGCAAAAAGAGTTCTACATGTTTGAGAGCGCTGGTGAACGCAAAGCGTTTATGAAAACACGTATTCCTGAGCTTGAGAAGAAGTTAGGTAGGAAGCTGTCGCCGGACGAAATCAAGCCACGCAACGGTATACGAAAGCTAGTGTCTGATAACCTGCAGGATTTTACGTTCCTAAGCGAGCTTAAGGACATCATACAAAGTGCCAAAGGGCCTGATATTGCTGGCTTAAAAGACAACTTAGAGGAAAGCCTAGAGCAGCTTTACTTCCTTACTTTGCCTGACCAAAGCGTTCGTAAGATGTTTATGAACCGTAAAGGCACCGCTGGTATGGACACCGATATGCTCAGGGCATTTACGTCCTCGGCTTTCCACATGGCCTATCAACAGTCACGGTATAAAGTTAGCCGTGGTTTGTACAGCGACATAGACTCAGCACGCAAAGACGTAGCTCAAAAAGGCGAAGAAGGCACTGCCGAAGCTGAATACCTTGAGGAACTTGAGAAGCGCCTTAGCTACATCATGAACCCGACAGACACAGGGGCTATCCCGTCGTTCTTGTCAAACACAGCATTTATCTGGTTTATGACATCCCCTGCTTCGGCTATTGTGAACATGCTAGGTGTACCTGCAGTTGGTATGCCAGTGGTAAGCGCTAAGTTTGGCTGGGGAAAAACTACCGCTAAGATGGGTGAGTATGCTAAGAAGTTTGCCAGCACTGGATTTAAAGACAAAGAAGGCAACCGTGCTTTTCCGTCATTAAACAACAAGCCTGAGATATTTAACCCCATCCAGCAGGCTGCGTACGACCAGTTTATTTCTGACGGCTTAATTGACATCACCCTATCCCACGACTTAGTAGGTCAAGCAGAAGCCCCATCTAACCTGTACACAGGTAAGAGCCAGACAGCTATGAAATGGTTAAGCGGTGCGTTCCACGGTGCAGAGAAGTTCAACCGTGAGATTGTTGCAATGTCCTCGTTTGATTTAGCCTACGAAAAAGCCAAGGCCGACGGGTATACAGATGCAGCTGCGTTTAGGAAAGCAGTAGATACGGCTAAGGATTTGACGTACAAGTCGATGTTTGATTACTCCACGCTAAATAAGCCACGCTATTTCCAGCAGCCAGCGATGAAGGTTATTCTGCAGTTTAAGCAGTTCTCCCAACAAATGACGTACCTGCTAGCTAGAAGTGCATACGACTATATTGGCAAGTCCTACTCTGATAGCGAGTTAAAAGACATCCGCTACAGCATTTTAGACGACCATACTAGAAACAAGCCGGGCTTAGCTCCATTAACTGAAGCCGAGTTAGATGCTGCTGTGCAGCAATATGTGAAAGACGTTAGAACAGAGGCACGTGACCGCCTTGCTGGAACCCTTGGTATGACGGCTGTATTTGCTGGCGCTTCTGGCTTACCAATGTGGTGGGCTGTGTCTGGAATTATGAACGCTATGCACGCTGCATTTGGCGACGACGAAGAAGAGTGGGACTTTAATAACTGGTTTAAGAACTGGACCAATGCTACCTTCGGCGGCTTTGTTGGCGACTCCATATCCAGAGGCGTAGTCTCTCAGGTACTTGGCGCTGACGTAGCAAGCCGTTTAAGCCTGAATGATATGTGGTATAGGGATGCACGTCAGAGTGCAGATGAAGTTACTGCAGTGCAAAATATGATGGTCAACCTGCTTGGACCAAGTGCTGGTTTGTTGATTAATGCTGCGGAAGCTACCAAACAGTACAACGATGGACATATCCAGCGGGCACTTGAGACTGCTACTCCAGCCGTGATTAAGAACGCTCTAAAGGGCATTCGTCTTGGCACTGAGGGTAGAGCTACAACCCTTAAAGGTAACGAACTAGTCGGCGATATTACAGGCTATGAAGCATTAATACAGGGATTAGGGTTTTCCCCAGAACGTGTGGCTCAACGCCAGAAGTCCAATATCGAGATGAAAAACGCTGAGCAGAACATATTGAATCGTCGGCAGGCTTTGCTTGATGGCTTCTTTATGAGCGTAGACAATGGCGACGATGATATGAGGGAACGTGTAATCGACAAGGTAGCTAAGTTCAACGCTGCTAATCCAGGGGTAGCTATCACTGGGACTAACCTAACCAACTCGGTTAAGACCAGAATGAAGCTGCGTGCAATGGCTGAGGCTACTGGTGGTATGTCTATCAATAAGAAGCTGATTGGGCAGCTACAAGAAATGGCTGACTGGGGTAACCCAGAGTAAAAAAACCCCGCTAAGAAGCGGGGCTAAGATGATTCAAGGAAAAACAAATGTGCAGTGCTCTTTAACTGCATGGTAATGATACTACCGAATACGCCAAATGCGCAATCCTATGATGCCCTTCTCGACTACGATCTGGGACTTTATCTTGTAGCGTAACCTTTTGGTAGTCCTCTTAATCTGCGCTAAAGCAGTTTCTTGTTCCAAGCAAGGAATAAAGAACGAGGAACCCACCACAAAGTTCCGCCAATTAACCCGAAAGTCCAGTCCGTGGATCAGCATCTGATGCGTGCGTAATAGCTTCTAATGGGTTAGCTCCAAAGTGGTGGCTGCTTAAATCAAATACGTAGGTATCTACAGGGCCTGACACAATCTTAGTACCCTTGGATAAGCGCTTCTTAACTAGACCCAAGTAAGCCTTGTCAATCTCCAGAGCTTTTAAAGTTTCCTTTAAAGTAATCTGTTGCTCAGAACAGTAAGCTCTTAACTGCTTAGCGTTAATAAACATCTTCTTAGTATCGGGTTCCATGCGAATAAACAGGTCATTGAACTTAGGCTCTACCAGTGGTAGTTGTTCCATACCAGACCTAGCATCGGCTTCGTTGTTAATTACCAACACAGCGGCACGGTGCTCGTTCATAAACTCGTTGATTACACTAGCCGTATGAGTGGCAGTAGGTGCTTTAATATCGTTGCGCATTATCTTAACTTCAGCAACAATCCAGTCAAATACACGCTTAATATCAAAGTTAATGATGCCTAAATCTTTAGCAATCAGCGCACCAGCAATATTACATGCAATGGTTGCAGACCAAAAACGTTCTCTGCTTGTTAGGCCAATAGCCTTATCTAGCTTCTGCTGAATCTGCATTACTGCATCAATCGCTGTTTCTAAGTTACCGACAAGGTACTGAGCATACTCAACACCAGCATGACCATAGTTATCGTACAAGCGGTTAAATATTACGTCGGCTTCTTCTTTGGTCAGGTTGCCAGTTAAGTCAATACGGTACTCGAGCAAACGCATGAACTCGCCGTCAGGTGTAGCTTTTAAGGATGACAACTTGTCGTAGAAAGAGGCATTAGAAGAAGTAAGAGCCATAGTGCCCCACTTAGTTGAGTTAATGCGCTCGGCATTCTCATGCTGCTTCATACGGTTCTTACCACGACCTTGTGAAATACTGTAAGCCAAGTCAGAGAAGTGGTCTCCAGATAGCTTTGTGATTTCATCAATCGTTACAGGCAGGTTGTTCATTACGCCGAGCCGATGGATCATCGAGTTCATTGTGTCCTTCCACTGCAGCATAAGCTCTTCTGGATGACCCCAAACACTGTTGCACATCTTCAGAACTGTGGACTTACCTGTACCTGATGTATTGTTAATCAAGTTAATGATGGCACCCTTGAGGTTTAAGTGCTTGAGTAATGGTGCACCAAATGCTGTGAAGAAGCCAAACGCATGAGGTTCAAACCCTGGCTGGTCGTATGTCTTTATAGTTTTCTTCCATTCGTCGTAGTCACCAGTGGGCTTTAACCACTCAGCCAATGACCCAGTTGCAGTTGAAGGTGGGCTGTATGAAACTTTATCTGCTGATATTTCTTGTTCACCAATGATGAACTTAGTATCTTTGTCTGCCCAACCAAATTGTGTACGCATTACTTCTACCTCCGCTGTATGTTGTAAGTTTTTAGCCGACGATATGATATATGACATGATCGACTCCATTTGTTTTTTAGGCCCGTACACCCCGTAATATCCTAGCGTATCACGTAGCTTGTCAGGCGACATTACATCTGTTGCTGGCATTGAGAACTCACGCATACCGTCTTTAGGTAAGTGCAAGCGTAACCAGATTGATTCACCCTTAGCAGGATCATGTAACCGCTTAACGATATACAGGTCATGCTCGTAGATGTTTATTGCATCTTTGCCGCCGTCGTCGTCCCGAACTTCGATATAAACGCCACCATTTTTGCCCCTGAAATAGGGGAACGGATACGATGGTATATCGAACGTCTCGACTTCACCAGTCTTCGTCTCATCAACGATTTGACTACTTTCGGCAACAGCAATTTCGGATCCGAGTTGTATCGGCGAAGTAATCTTTCCTCGATTCGGACATTCAGTGCACCCCGTAGGGTTGAGCTTGGCAAAGGTTTCGCAAGTGTACGGGCCCTTCGTTTGGTTGGCTTTTCGCTCAGTTGTGGTGGGGTCGTACTCCGGATGGTTACTAGATAGTTTGTGTATCGCTTCATCTTTATCTACGCAGTGCGCTGCTATTGACAGCCCTGCTCTCCATAGTGGTTCTTCGATTGTGTCTTGGTTTACTGCAATATTCTCAAGCTGTGCGCAACCTTTACCACTCATGGTCTTAATCATGATGGTTTTGAATCGGCTTATCTTGTTACCCATCAAAGCCTGAGTCATCTCGTTAAGCTGACGTGGCATCCAATCAGGTGCAATCAACACACCAATAGTTTGCTTAATACCCTCGTACTCTAGCTCTGGTGCCATAGCCAGTATCTCAACAGGCAGTGGTGGGTCTTCTTTAAAGTTAAGCGTCTCAGGTACACGCAGAATAGAAGCGTTGTCGGCAGTACGTGATGGATCACCTAAGAACTCATGCTGTTCGCACAGCGCTTTTAAACGCTCAGCAACAGGCTTCCACTCCAAACGAGTAATCGTTTTATTTAATAACCAATACGCATGAATACCACGACCAGAATTAACCACGCATGGCAATGGCATTCTAATGGCTTTACAGAACTTTTTGAGTTCTGCTAGCCCTGTAGCTTGATCTACGTAGCCTTTACCTGCGGCAGCTTTATCAATACCGCAATCAATGTCCAACCAGAAAGACTTAATCAAGTCTCCGTTCTTCTGAATGCGACCATCGGTATTGTTAACGTACTTCGCACATGCAAAGTAAGCGTTGTATTTATCCCGTACTAACTCGTCAACCCTTGTCGCTACTTCCACCAGTGTTAGGTGAAATGTTTGCGTAGGTCTAGCTTCGTCTTGCCGTAAACCGACTATGCAGTAATACCCATCCCCTTCGGGTGGCAGAACTGCTGTCAGTAAGTCTGTTGTCGCCATATACCCTCGATACCGAAAAAGATAGGACAGCAGGGGGGTCGGCACTCCCCTTTTCGCTCCGTCGAGCTAGCTGCCCCTGTAGGACTCAAGCCTTGGCTTTTGCCAAGTACTTTTCTATTTTTTCAACTTTATCTTTGTGCGGCTGTGACGCCCCAGTAAACCACTGATATACAGACATTCGGGATACACCAAACTGTTCAGCAACCTTAGATACGGGTATGCTGTTCTTTATGCAGTATTTACCAAGCCGAACCCCAGGCAATCTGGAGTCGGCATTTAGGTTCGCTGTGTGCAGCGCAAAGCTGTAGCCTCTTAAACTCATTCGGCTTCGTCAGTTGACCAGTCACCCATTACGGACTTCAAATCAGGCTTAGCTTTAGGCTCAACCTTTTTCTCTGCACGTTTGGTAGGTTCTGCAACTTCCTCTTCTTGAGCTGCTGGGGCTTTAGCTACGGGGGCAGGTGCCTCTAGCTTTGGCTTGTTGTCACTAGATGGTACTGACATAGTGATGGCATTTTTAGCAGCAGTGGATTCGCCCTGCGTAACTGCAGCTTCCCACTCATGCTTTTCTAAGAAACGAACTGGGCGGAAGAACAACTTACCAACTGTTGAGTCCTCATCAAAGCGCATCTCAGTAACCAGCGTATTTAAGTTGTAGCCTTGTGTGCCAACATACTTAGCGTACTGATTGAAAGGCATGTGCTCTAAATCGCCGGGGGCTTTCATATCATAGAAAATTGATTTGGATTGCAATGTCATTTGATAAACATCGCCGCCTAAATCACTAGCTAATGCAACCGCAATACGACGGTTCTTACGGCACGCTTTAGTAGCTCCTTGACCAGAACCATTAATATCCTGCGAGCAACCAACACAACTGCTGTGCTGTGGCTCCTTAACAGATGGGTCTGGTTTCTCACCGTCATTCGACCAGCAATCAGGTGGTGCTGCATCAGCTTTCGGATCCCATGCCTTAGCATAGAAAGTTCTTGAGATATGCTTAGAAGCATTAACAATAACAACTTCCAACTTGTTTGTTGGGGTCTTTGAAATCTCAGTGCCGTTTACCTTAAGCACGAACTTGTTTGCACCGAGTGCAATGCGTTTAGTCTGATTGTCGCCACCGCCAGCAAGGGCTTTAGTGACATCATCTAATTGAACTTCTTTTAGGTAGTCTGGTAATTGATTATTAAAAAGGGCGACGTTACTCATTTGCTTCTCCTAACTGTAATTGCGTATGTTCTATCCACGTTTAGACCGGCGGGATGCAAATCCGGATTCTCTTCCAAAAACTGTTTCATGTTGGACTGTTGAATTCTTCTTTCTAACAACTGAGGTGCGTTATGCTCAAACATAAAGTCATAAAAGCGCTCCCAGTCATTAGTTGTATATCTGTTCTTCACTGTACGTATGGCAGTGCCATGCTCAGTCTTGATGCTAGTAGCTCCAGTATCTTTGCACAGTTCTAAGATGCTCTGCTCAATTACGTCAAGCTGATCTTGAAGTTCGGCTTCTTTATCCTCAGCTTCTTTACGTATCTTGTCTCGTGCGTCACGTATCTTGATATAGACTTCGACTAGCTTGTCTACGTTGGCGACTGGTACTACCGATTCGGTATCTGTGGTCATTCGTTTTCCTTTAATAAATTTACAGGTCTATGCCCGTTAATAAATACTACAACTAATTATTGACTGTGTCAACTACTTCTTGTTTATATAAATCAATTATTTTTGTGTGTACATCTAACTTATTTTGCAACATGTTGTACAGCTTTGTCTCTACGGGACTTCCCTTAATATGCACAATCGTCATCTTGTTTTTCTGTCCCTGACGGTCAATACGTGCATTGGCCTGCAAGTAAGTCTCTATAGATGTTACCGGCGCATACCAAATAATAGTGTCTGCTGCAGTTAGTGTGACACCGTGTGATGCAGCTTGAGGTTGAATGAGAAGCACATGCGGGTCGGTCTGCTCTTGAAATTTTTTGAATATTTCAGTGCGTTTGTTGACTGGCACAGCTCCGTTTATAACTTCACAGACAATACCTGCCCCTCTCAAATGCACCTTGAGTAGTTCTATTGTATGTGTGAACGGTACAAAGACAAGCACTTTGTGACTAGCTTCTTCAATAACCTCTTGTATAACTCGTAGCCGATTAGAAACATCAAACTCAACAACCGCACCAGTATCAGAATAAACAGCCCCACCACTAATTTGGAGCAGTTTATTAAGATTAATAGCGGCATTGACAGTAGAGACCTCTTCGCCCGCTGCCACCATGAGCATGTCTTTCTTGAGTAGCTTGTAGTATTTTTCCTGTTGCGCAGTAAGGGGGGCGTCTCTGAATACATGGGTCACCTCGGGTAGGTCTAGGCAGTCCTTCTTTTCATAGCGGATTGCGGGTTGTAGGGCATTAAACACAGTCTGATTAGCGTCGGGTTTAGGTAGCCATTTAAACTTACTCATCTGCACCATAGTCTGGTCACGGAATGAACCAAAGAACCTAGGTACATTGTCTGGTACGCATAGCTTGGCTAAGCCGAAGGCGTCGGTGGGAGTTTGAGCAGCGGGGGTACCCGTCATCATCCACAGCCATGTGCGTGGTGTGAGTATGTGATTTAGTGTTTTCCAGCGTTTAGTAGTGTTAGTTTTGTAAGCATTAGCTTCATCGACGATGATTAAGTCAAAGTTATTTCGTGCAATATCTTGGGCTACGATCTCAACTCCGTCATAGTTAATGATTACAAACTGTGCATCGCTGTCGATGATTGCTTTACGTTTAGTACGATCCCCGTAAGCTACGCCAACTTTGCGGTGCATCACAAATTTAAATAGGTCGGCTTGCCATGCAGACTGCATGATAGACAGGGGGCAAATGATAAGCACACGATTAATTTTCTTTTGCTGCATGAGGTAGTCTGCCGCCCAAATAGCCGAAGCGGTTTTACCAGTACCCTGTTCGTTAAAACAGAATGCACGTTTGTTTAGTGTTAGGAAGTTAGCGGTATCCCGCTGGTGTGCCATAGGCTTGAATAGCCCAGGCCACTTGTAGCTCTTTTGTATCGGAGATGGAACGCCCTTAACTTTTAACTTAGTCAGGGCTTGGGCTTCATCTAAACCCCAGTGAACGGCGACCTTATGCAGATCACCTTGTGATTCAATAACTTTGCTTTTCGGAATGCACTCAGTTACGAGGTGCGGGCGGCGAGTAGTTACTACGAGCGCTTTGTTATCTAGAATTTCCATTTTTAGGTTTATTGGTCTTTAGGCTATGGTCGGCGTTACGGGCGAATGATCTATTTGCGGATGCTGATTTAACAGTTAAATTGCTACGGGTGGTTGTGCCACCTTTGGACAAAGGCTTCTTATGGTCAACATCTTTACCATCACCTTTATGCACAACACCTTCAGCTTCGAGCATACGACGAGCTTTGTTGCGCTGCGCACGCTTCTTTTTAACTGCTGGTGTGCCATCATACTGTTCATATTCCTTCTTGTACGGGCGGGGTTTGTTCACATAAGGCATATCGTTGCTCCTCTTTACGGTAGAAATACACGGCGCCATCGCCTAATACTATATATTTTGGCATGTTTTCCGGGTCAGTTCCAGTCAATAATTTAAGGGTTTCATCCATATCGTCAGGTATATCTACCCAACCAGCAAAAGGGATTGGCTCGTTCATTTAATCTTCTCCAAAAAATCATTGGCATCGTAGCCACGGTCTTTGAGGGCAACCCGTAGCTTCTCTAGTGCACTGCGCTGAGCATCGCCAACCATACTTCTTGATAAACCCATTATCTCTGCTACCTCATCTAAGGTGTACAGGTATTCGCTTTCTTTGATTACGGGCTTCATTTAGTAATCCTGTTCCATATTTGTGGTATCGACATTGACCTCATCTGTGCCCAGCCCAAGAACAGGCAGGCGTAAACCATAAATAGAAAGAAGATAAAAAGCACAGCAAATATCAGCATGGCAAATGTAGCTACAAATATGGCAAATACGTTAAGTATTGTTAGCATCATATCTGTGTACCACCCTTAGTTTTATTGCGCTTGATGAGCGTGAAGTTCTCGGCTGGGTAGCGCATCCTTGGTGTAGCTGTGCCATCATCCCAAATAACAACAACGGTTTCATCTTCTACAAAAAAGCACCCTTCTGTTGTGTGGCCTTGAATACTATAGTTGTACGCTCGGTTTAGCTTTTCATACACCTTGCCGTTGTGCCTGCAAGTTTCATCGGTCAATACGATCTTGCCGCCAGCTTGATTTGGCATCGTGGCAATCGCTCCGGCAAAGGCTAGAGTTGGTACAAACAACAACACAGTTAATAATTTATTCACTCCACTTCCCCTTGATAATTAAAATAATGCTTCCTCAAATTGGCTCAGGTCAATCGTCTTCTTGGGCAAGCGGAAGAGTTTGAATGTCCAACCACTGCGCTCCGTTACGATTTGGCGTGCTTCTTCTAGTCTGGAGACCATTCGCATCAGGTCTTTGTTTTCGTCGTAGATTCGATATTGGTTCATATATTTTTAGTTTATTAAACGTCGGTACTGTCGGTGGGAGTAACCGCAAGGCCTCGTCTAACACCTCTATGAGCAGCTTACGACCGCGCCGCATATTACACAATTAGTTACTTTACCGTCTTTGATGACGGTAATGATGTCACATAAATTCCCCTGGGCTACTGCATATCCAATGCTAAAAAATATAGCAAAGGCAGCGATTACTTTTTTCATTTCTTTCTCCTTGATTTAGCGGCAACAATGCCAACTTCTTGTTCGGGTTCTGCTTTGCGGGCTTCAAGCATCTCATCAGCAAATTCATAACACTCTATGGCACTTGCCCCTGTAATCGCCCTAAGCATTGCAAAACAATCTCTTAAGTCTTCTTCGTTCATCTGTAATTCCCCTTACCGTTATGTTCACAATCCATCACCGCACAGAACTTACGGCATGTGAAGTTCGGCTTAGCGTTCCATACATTGTTGTCGTGTGCAGCTTGGAGTTTGTCAGTTTCCTGCACCCACTTCAACCACTTCTCAGGTGCTTCATATTTTGTAAAGTTAGCCTTGATAAAATCCTCAGACACCAAGAAAGCCAAGCCAGTCTTAGCACGCTCCACTAATGGAAAGTGTTTAAATACAGCTAGTGCCATCAGTTCTAACTGCTTGGTGTCAGCGTACTGTGCGCTCTTGCCAGTCTTGTAGTCGATGATGTGGGCAACCTGATCGTTAATAATTAGTAAGTCGGCTATGCCTCGATACCAAACATTCTTATCAAAGAACCCGCATGGCTCTAAGTTCTCGGTCAAACCCATCTTGTATTCGCAGTGCTTTGTGCCCGGGATCTTCTTGAGAACATCCAATACTGGAGTAATGAATGCGAACTTCTCCGGTACGGGAATATCACTTCCGATGTAATCCTCGGCGGCTTTGTGAACCATCTCGCCATAAGTAATAGCTTCAGTCTTAGGCTCAACGATGTCCTTAGCTACACGGATATGGTAGTACTTGCGTGGGCACTGTTGGAATAAACCAAGCCCTGAGTATGACCAAGTTATGCTCATTTTTTACCTATCAATTCTTTAACTTGTTGCATTAACTCTTTAGCCCTGTAATCCATAGCATCTTCAAGTTGTTTCTTTTCTTTCTTACCAAAGATAACGTCAAAGTTTTTATCGAACTGCTCCATAGTCACATTTAATGGGCGAGGAGAATCGCCTTTACCCCCATCATGCTTATTCATTCTGTGTCCTCGATTTGTATCCACGTCTTAACTGCGCCAGTCATCAGACGCATCTCGGTTTGTGCATTTAAACAATGCTCGTACGCAGCTTGAAACTTGTTTGCTACTAACGCATCGTGTGCCATTTTGATTTCTTTTAATGCGTGTAAATACATTGGTGAATAATCTACTTTCATTTAATATCCCATTTCTCAATAGCTTTTTTCTTACTGCAATCACCGTAGGACATGCCTACTCCAAGTTCACAAGTCAATGGAAGTTCTTGAGCCCACTTAGGTCTCCATTTCATGCACTCGTCAATATACAGCATTGCTTCGTTTTGCTCATCTTGTTTGACTACAGCCATCACCGCATCATGTACTGTCAAGGCTACCCTGTATCGCTTAGCTATACGGAGCATCTGTTCGCCGATAATGCAACGGGCTAACGCTTGGCAAAGGTTCTCTACTACCTTACCCCCATAAATTTTAATGCGACCACGACGGCTGGCATAACTAAACTGCCCTTCTAAGTCACGTTGAAGGTCGGGGTAGTTTAAATAGAGACCGCTTGGGAGTAAAAAACCATGCTCCGTAAGGGTAAGTGCCTGCGGCTGATGCCCAACTTGCGCAGTCTTTTTAGCTCTGAGCGCATCAAGGGCACGACCAGCTTCGCTCCAAAGCTGGGGAATGTAAGGGTATCTACCTCTGTACACATCAATAATCCTAATCGCTTCCGCATTTCCAATTTCCACCCCAAAAGTTTTGAGTTGTACCCCAAACTTGACAGGACCCATGCCATACCCCGCACCGAGGATTGTCGTCTTACCCACGAACCTTTCTCCATCCGTGATTTCTGTTTCCGTCTTACCGTAGATAGACGATGCCATGATCTTGTATACATCTTCACGCCTTTCGAACGCATCAACTAAATCATTTTGCCCAGCAAGCCATGCGACAGTACGAGCCTCGATCTGTGACGAGTCGGCATCAATAAGCACATATCCATCGGGGGCTGTTATAGCATCCTTGAGTAGAGATTTTCTAGGTAGGTTTTGGAGGTTGAGTTTGTCGTCGCCGCCCCATCTTCCAGTGTGAGCCGCATAATACCTAAGAGGTACAGGCATACGACCACGCTTAGAAATATTAATAAATCTTTCAGTCCTTGTTTCCTCGAGCGTACTTTTTGTACCGAGCCTCGCCGCAACGATGGCTTGAACCCTCTCATCAGGGTAGTCTGCAAGTGCTTTAAACCCCTCATCGCTTTTAGCAAAAGCATAAGTTTCCTTTCCGTTTGCTGGGCTAATCTTCATTGGCGGCTCAACCCCAAGGCTAATTAGTAGTTCGGCTAGCTTCGGGTTACTCATCAGCGTATCTTTATCTGATATACAAGCATCGAGTAGTTTCTCTTTGCGGGCTTTAACTTGCATTAAGTGTTGCTCTAGCAGTGGAGTGTCAAGGCGCAATACAGGCTCAGAGAACATCTTGATTGTCAAGTCGATCAACTTTAGTTCGTGTTTGCTAAAGCGCTGTACTAGAACATTGAATAAGTCGTAGGTCAGGGTAACGTCGTTCTTGCAGTACTCGCCGTACTGAGCCAACTGTGCCTTATTGAAGTCAGCTCTGCGTAAGCCCTTAGCATCTATTACTTCCGTACCCTTGACACCTAAGTTGTATCTTGTAGCTAACTTAGCCAAGCTATTCCCAGCCTCTAAGCCATCAGTAGCACGAGCCATAGCCAGCGTGTCTAGCCACGCCATCGGCTTGATACCAAAGTTCCAAGAAAGGATTGCCGAATCAAACATGGCATTATGGGCTAGGCCGAAGCCATTGCTCCAATCAAACTGCTCAAGCCATGCTTTTGTCTCCTCCTGCGTACCGCTAAACCATTGGGGAATTTCCCCATTCAAACTCACGGCGACCCCAATAACCTCGAATCGATCATCACGAATGTACTCCTCTGTCGTCAGCTTGGTTAAGCTAAAGTCCATTGCGTAATAAGTTTCGAAGTCGATTGCTAGTATGTTCATATGGTTTGTGTTACACCAGCTATCGGGGTATTGGATGTAGAGGTAGTAGTTATTTCTCTAGGCATTCTTTGAGCGGGAATGTTTGGCTCAATAATTTCCCCCATAACTTTCTCAACAAAGCGCTGTCGCATGAGTTCTTTCATACCATCATCTAGTAGCTGTAACTCTTTTGCTTCTAAATATGGGCGATAATTCTCTATAAGGTTTTTCCATTTGGTTGGGCTATCCCCAGCAAATTCTTCGGGGTTGGTCTTCATACGCTCTAGCAACAGGGCTACGCCGTCGTTCATCTTCTTAGCAACGGTCATCATCTTCTCCTGTCCGTAAATATCCACGCAAGAAAGCCTCAAGCGTGGCTTGATTATTTTCGTTAATAACAAAGGTGACACCACGAGCGTCGTTGATGCGCTTGAGTTCACGGTCTTGGAGGGCGGTCGTCTTGCCGCTACCTGCCTTACATTCGATGGCTACAAAGAGTCCATGCATACAACAGATGATGTCAGGCACACCTGATCTACCAAAGCCATGTGTGGCTGGAAAGAAGTGATAGACTTCGTATTTTTTCAGTAGCTTAACCACTGAGGCTTTTACCTTGGCTTCGGGCGTCATTTGTTTTCCTTTATTTACTGCTAGTTATTGACACAGTATACCGCTTAGGAAAACGATTGCAAGTACTTTTTAATATTTATTTTCTAGGGACTTTCCCTTAGTCGGACAAACGGACAGCGTGTCTGAATGTCCGCAATAAAAAAGCCACCCGAAGGTGGCTTAGTTTGAGAAAGCAGATTAGGCACTCACGATGCTGTCTTGGAGATGCTCGCCTTACGGCGACGCTGCGTAGCTACATCATGCTAGATAACTACACGGCATTGCAAGAAATCAACTAATCAAGGGATCAGTTGAGTACATTATATCAAGATTCTAGTTGCATATCGCCTGCTACTATGTAAAACATTTCGTCACTAAACTTACAGCCGAGGTGTGCGTACGGTTCATTAGCAGCGATAACTTTAAACATTGCTAGCTTACTCTGTATGTCTTCGGGTAGCATCTCGAATGTTTTGTATTTAGTGATGCTCATGTCGGAAAAGTTAAGCACCGCCAAGCTACCGTTGACAAACACTTTGACACCATAACCTAGCGTGCTGTCCAACTGCGACTTGAGAAATGAACTGACCACGAATCCCTCG